ATCCGAGGCATCACGCCGGCCAGCGGGGTATTCTTCTTTGCATGCCACAGCATAAGTGTGGCACCTTTTTCCTTTGCCACTCGCTCGGTTTCCCGAATGAGCTGAATCCCCAATCGACCGGCGCGCCGCTCTTTGGCCAGGAACAACAGGTCATTATTGGCAATCACTAGGTCTGCGTAGTGTAGGTGCTTCATAATGAAATTGACCGAGTATCCAATCAACTGGCCGCCATCATAGGCAGCCAAGATCATCGTCAACCCACTGGCCTCCATTGCTTTGTATCGATCAATATCGGGCTTCAAAACCATGAGCCGCTTGTTGAGAGCGACCTCATCCCAATGGTCAGAGAAAAGCTCGCCGACATCTGTCAGCACTTCGTCGACTGTCGATTCACGGATCACGGTCATGGTGTCAATCTAGTTGGTTGATGTGGGCATACGGGTACCGGATCACATGGTTGCATAGGGGTCGTGATCCTTCTTGACTGCGTTCTTGACCATCCTGGAGTAGATGTCCTTGGGTGTGCGCTTGCGCACGGGGTAAGCAAAGGTCAAGGCCAGGGCGTCGGCCATGTCTGGGCTGCCGCCACCTTGCAAGCGCTTCTTGATCTCGTCCTTGGGTTCGAGCATCTTTCGGCCGGCGGCGTCGTACCAATACACCGGTGTGGCCAGCTCCTGCTTGAGGCTGACGTCGTTGGGAATGGCGCCGCCCTGTTTGATCCAGTCAGCCATCTCGAACCACATCTCAGCGCGCCGATTGACAAACAGGTGGGCCTGGGTAGCCTTGCCGCCGAAAGGCACCTCCACGACGTCGTAGTCAAGTTGACGCAGACGGTCGATCACCCCAGCCCCGGCGCCGGCATCAATGAACACGGCATCGGGCTCCCATTGCTCAATCACGGCGGCCACCCTGGCGGCCAGGTCCATGTTGTCCAAGCCTCGGTAAACCAGGGGATCAAAGGACTGCAGACCCTGGCGTTTAAAGATGACGCTGCGGTCGTCGCCAAATCGAGCGGGATCGACGCCCAGGATCTTTGGAGCGCCTACCACATCTTTGTCGGTGTAGGTGCGCTTGCTGGCCTCCTCGGCTTCGGACAGACTGATAAGCTGGTCGTCGCCGGCCGCGGAGAAATCGCATAGGTACTCACGCGAGAACGACGTTTCGGCCATGTCACGCTTCAAGCGTTGGACCTCGTCGGGGTTGATGGCGTTGGTGTCATAGACCGTGTATTTGGCGGCATGCCAATCTGGCAACGCATCGGCCCGGTAGTAGATCTCGCTGAACAGGTTGATGCCGGAGGGCGTGCCGATGAACATGGCCCAGCCCATACGGTCGGACAGCGCAGGCTGGATAATGTCGTTCCACACCTCGGGCTTGATCTGCGCGACCTCGTCAATCACCACACCATCCAAGCGCACGCCTCGCATGGCATCGGGGTTGTCACCACCAAAGATGCGGATCATGCAACCGTTGTGCTTAAACCGAACTGAAAGCTCGGACTCGTTGATCTCGACGGCAGCCTGGATGCGCAAGGGCTCGATTTTCTGCTTAAGCCGGGCCCATGCAATGGCCTTGGCTTGCTTGAGAAACGGGGCAATGTAAAAGAATAAGCCCAAGTCTTGGCTGAACTTCATGGCCTTGTCAATGATTTCCATCAAAGCCAGTTCGGTCTTGCCTGCTCGGCGATGCAGGGCCAGCACGGTAAAGCGCTTCTTTTTGCGGTGGCATTCCTTCTGCCAATCGCGGGGGCGGTAATCTAGTCTGATGACCTCATTCGCCATCCGGCACTCCAGTGGCCACCACCAGGCTCATGGCCCCGCTGTGCTCCACACCCATCTTGTCGCCGTACTTCTTTGGGTTCCACTTGGCCAACAGCTTCATGCGTTGTTCTGCCCGGTTCCTGGCCCAAGTCACATACCCGGCGTCGGTCTTGCCGTTCATGTCGTTGGGCGGTGGGCTGTCGATGATCTCGAGGGTCTCGTCGGCAATGCAGTCATGACCGATGTCACGCGCATGCGCGAAGCGTTGAGCGAAATCTTTATCCTTCTCCATCCAAAGGTACACGGTCGAGTAATGAATATCGTTATTCCTGCACCATTCACGCAAAGTTTTTCCCAGTGAAATCCACGAAATAATTTCATCGGCTTTGTTTTGAGGAACTGGCTCGGGAGGGCGGCCAATTTTCTTGGGCTCAGTCGCTGGCTTTTTCACGGATGGTTTTCCACTTGTCTGGGGTTTGTGCTCGGCGCTCATAATTGCATATTTTCTGGACGCAGCTCCTGGTTAGGTTGAACATCTTGGCCAGTCTGCGATAGCCAATTGCTTCATCTTCGTGTAAGTCGCGGATCTTGTCGATGATATCGTCAGGGATTCTTGCATTGTGGTGGGAAGACCCAATGCGATAGCCATTTTCGTTGACGGCGACAACTTTCTTGACGGTCATTTTTTCTTTTTAAGCATGGCGTGCCAGGGTGTTTTCTTTTTCACTCCTTCACTGGCCATTTTTGAAGCGTCTGCTTGGCTCATCCCGTGAGCCTTGGCAACCTTTGAGTCGTGAGCCGCGGCTTCAAAAAGCCGATGCTGTTTGGCTGTGTATGGCATGGCCGTCCTTAATATTTTGGTGGCTTTGGTGGTTTTTTGTTTTTGCTTGGCATTTTGATCTCCAGGTAAAAAATGGTTGAAACAAGTTAATTTTGCCTGAGTGTTGCATTTTGCACAACAAGGTCATTTGTCATATTTAAAGCCCAGTTGACTTCGTACATGGAAACGGGCTGACCTTCTTTGGCCCGATCAAGGATAGCTGTGGCTTTCTTCCTGGCTGGGCATTCCCGTCCTTGGTTGCAATCGCCAATGCATGGTGGGCATTTTTGTTCGCTCATGTGTTTTCCTTTATGCCGTGGGCGGCTTCAATAATCATGGCGACTCTGCAAAATTCCTGCGCGTTCACGTCATGTGGCGTGTCTGGATGATTTGAGAACAAGGCGTTTAATTCGGCCGGCGTCAGCGGCTTGCGCTGTGACGCCTCGCGCTCGGCCTTGACCGCCTTTTCAGTAAATGCTCGCATCTGTTCTTTTGTGTAAACGCTACCCAAATAAAGATGACGGCTAACAACATTAGTGGCGGCAGGTTTTGGTAATCGCAACTTAATCATGCTTGTCCCCTTGCTAGAATAACCATTTTGCAATCAAGTGCGTCTGGTGGCTCAATTTCATCTTCAGCTTCTTCCAAAATCCAAGCACGGTACAAGTCATCACACACATTTGCACAAGCCTCGCGCTCTGCCAGCACAAGCATATTGATGTGTTCATTTAACGCACTGATAACATACTGTGCTGCTTCGTCAATAGGTAAATCTGGATTGACCGTTACACCATTTTTATCAATCCGCATAGCCTCTTTGCTTGCGCCTCCGAGAAAAATAATGTTTGGTTCGTTTTTAGTCATGTGTGCTCCTTTGGTGGTGTGCAAGTGTGGATGTCTTGTGTCCGTTTGCCGCAACGTGGGCAGAAGTTGCGTTCTTGCCCCGGCTCTGCCAAAGCGTTTTCACGGACAAGCTCGGCAAATGCTTCAAGTGCTTTACTAAAAACAATGTGCTCTTGTAATCCAGCCTCTCTCGCCGTCTCAATGATTGTTCGTTTACGCCATAAGGTCATTTTTTGCTCCTTGTAAAAATTTGAGACATGATGTCTTTGAGTTTATTAATTGAGGCCTCGCCTCGCTTTTTTGATCTTTCTTCCAACTGCTCTCTGCGCTTGTGCAATGGCAATCCAAGCAAATATCTTGCTTCGCATTCGATAAGCCATGCGGGACAATAGTTGCAGACCTTTCGTCCATCGACCAGGTTGATCGTTTCCTCGCGTGTACATCCTTCGCACCTCATGTCAGTGTTGGGCCTGGGCCATGTCTTGCATGTGTTTCATGTAGCCATCAACAAGCTCGGTGGCTTCTTGTGGTGTGATCGATTCAAAGGCTTGGTGCATGCGGTTTTCTGCTCCATCGGTTTCAAAGCCAATGCCAAAATCGCAAACGCCAAAGTTTTCTGGTTTAAAAAAGAATCGGATCTCCGGCGCGCCTTCTTTGTCTTGTTTTTCGATGACAACAATCTGGCCGTAGCGTTTGCTGTCAAATGTCTTTGCAAATTTCATTTGAAATCTTTCAATAATTGCGTGTTAAGTTTCATCATTGCGTCAAAGCTGGCATCTTGCTCGCGCCTGGTGGTCTGGCTCTGCATGTCATCCACCAAATTCAATGCGTCGCCAATGCTTGCAAATTCTTCAGCATTTACACCCCATTTGTTCAAGCGATAAAAGCGCGCTTTGATTGATCGCATGCTGACAAGCGCTGCCTGGATCGAATCGTTGACATCGATGTTGTCAAAGTGATCAGTGGACATGAAACTGCCCCAATCAAGCCGGCATACCAGTGTGTGCCATGTGCCCTCGTCTGCAGTGCCATCGCGCAATCTGGCCAGCTCTTGATGCGGGATCATCTTGAGCAAATTGTCTGCATCAATAGTTTGACGGAACACTTTGGGCAATACAAGCACTGGTTTGGGCTTGTATTTTTTGCTGGGTTTTTTATTTGTAGCCACAGAATATTTCCCCTTTGCGATATTCTGGCCAACCTTCTCGGCCATAAGTGTTTTTGTACAACTTAGTCATAAAACAGTATTCCGTCTCTTGGCGCTCTTCTTCTTCAAAGTCGTAGGTTCCAACAAGCCAGTATGCGTAAAACATGATAATGACAAACACAATCAAACGGATCATTTGACGGCTCCCTTCATGGTCATGTTTTTGCGCAGGCCTTTCAGCATCTCGGAAACGCGCTTCTTGTTCGCTGCCATCTGCTCTTCGGTGAGTTTGTGCTCAAGCTCAAGCGGCTTGTTTTCTTTGCGGGGTGACATCCTGCACAACTCACGAAACTTGATGGCGTTGGGCGTGCGCTCTGGCAGGTGCTCCAAGGCATAGGCAATGGCATCTGGCCAACGAATAAATCCTGCAAGCTCTTCAGCCCAAACCTGCTTGGCGTTCTCAATGCCTGGGTCCACACCGTTGACCATGCCTGTTCCGTACTGGCCAAGAAACTCTCGGCCGTAAACGCCTTGGAGTCTGGTAAAAATCTTTTCAACCCAGGCGCGGGGTAATTGATTCTGCGTCATAGATGATTCCTTCGTTGCTTTGGTAGTTGTCTTCGTGCGGTATTAGTCCAATGGACCTGGCCATGGCCTCGTTGTTGAGTTGGTGCTGGGTCTTCTTGGGTTGGTCCTTTAAAACCCATTCAGCCTTAAACCCTGCCCAACCCCTTGCACAGCACTCGATCAAGGCCTTCTCGAGCGTCCAGCCGGCCTTGCGTGCCTCTTTTTCAATGCCGGCCAGTGCTGACTCTGTGATTGGTGACTTTTTTGCTTTTCGGGTTTGCAAATAATCATCCCAAGTTTGACCACTTACTCCAAAAGGTTTGTCCACTCTTCCAAACTTCGCGGGTGTTTCT